TTTCTTACTGTAGCAATTGTGAGCAACAAAAAAACCACTCAAGAAGGTGGGTTATTTTTCGCTATTATGATTTTCATTAATAGTCGCTATTGATGAGGTGGTGGTAGCTTGAACTGGAACGGGAGCTGGAGCTGTATTCCAGTAATCTTCCATTTTGTAAATGCCCATTTCAATACCGACACATATGTTATATCTACTTTCAGCTAATTCCTTTAGTTCTGGGCTTATCTTTTTCCGCATACCCCACCATAAGCGCCATTTGGTAATTTTTAACCATATTCTAAATCTTAGTTTATTTGGATCTAACGATATCAATACCACTATAAATGAAAAAAACTCGCTCAAGATGACAGATATGGCTGGTACTAGCGCAATGTAAATATTCTTATATTCTGGATTTACACCAATAACCTCTATCAGCTGTATAATTATCGCACCTGCACCTCCGCCCCCTGCGATACCTATAGCTTTTCCACCTGTGCTTTTGTTTTGTTCATTGCCCATGATTGGATTCTCCATGGGCTTTCTTTTCGGCTATTTTGTCAAGAATAGAAAAAAACTCATCATCCCTTTTTAGGTACACTACTTTCTCTTGCGTGTTACCATCACTGTCGTGATAGGTTATTGTCACTTTCTCTTTACTGAAGATAAAGTAAATCAAAACCCTTAGAATTAACCTTATGGAATAAAGTATGGCTGGAGCCATTAACACAATTCCTATTATTCCAATGATGCTATCTTGCATGGTTAACCTCTAAATTTTGCAATTATTTCTTGCCTAATTGCCTTCCGACCTTTTGAACGACGTAACTAGATCTCTTACTTACAGAGTCTGAAGTTGTGATTTTCTTCATCTTCACAATAAATAACTCACCGAAAATACTAGGAGCATCAGGCTGAGTTAATTTTAAAATGAACTCATCATCATCCATTTTAACTTGGTATGGCTCATCATTAATTATTACATTCCAGCCTGATTTCTTCTGAATGTTTGCTGACACAAAAGTAAGAGTAGTTTCAATATCTTCTTCACTTCTTTCTGTCTCAAAAATAGTTTTTGGTGATTTAAAGTTCCCAGCCTCATCTTTGGTTATTTTTAAGTCAGGTTTTGGTTTTTTTGTTTTTCCTTCGCTAACTTCAAAACTATTAACTCCGGGATGTAACAAAGGTTTATGTATGAATGAATCTATAGCTTTACGTATGCTAGGTGAGCTTACAATTTTTTCTACGTCTGAAGAGCACTCAATCTCTTCACCATCAACAAGCAACTTAACATCACCAGTGGTGCTATTTTTTTCTATGATATCGACTTTTCTGCCTTTTAGTTTTTGCAGTACATCGATTACCGTTTTCTCGCCAACTATAAGATTAGCTGTATTTAATCCAATGATTTTTAAAACATCTTTTGTACTTTCTGCGCCTCTTTTTATCGATAACTTAAAACCAAAAGACCCAGCTATTAGCCCTGCATCAACATCAACATAAAATTCGCTTTTACCATTTAAAATAGTGTTCGCTTCATAAATGGCGTTACCTAATCCTTGTAAACTTTCAGCAAAGAAAAGTATATCCATTTTGTGATCTTTTAATGCTTCACCATCATAGACTATGTTTATAATTTGCTCACCAGATGCCATTTTTATTCCATCCATATAGAAAAATAGAAAATTTGGATTATTTTATTAAATTAATAAATATTATACATCTGGAAATAAAAACACTGGTTTTATAAACACAAGCTATAAAAGTAACCACATAAGAATAACTGTATATAAAAACAGTATATCTTGTTTTTTTAGTGGCTCAAGAGAAGTCTTGTAAAGATTCTTTTAGTTATTCGTCTATCTTCGGACAAGGTTGAAATTACCGCTTTCAGAAAACAACAAAGGACCAAACGTCATCAGGTTAGTAGCAGCCCCATTTCCTTTGTACGGATATTTGACTTAATTAAATTCACGTCTAATATTTGTTCTGCTCAATAACGAGCATTACAAGGAGTTTTTATTATGGGTAAAAAACCCGGTGAAAACACAGGTAAAGATGGCGGTATCTATCGAGAAGTTGGACCTCGTGGCGGTTTAAAAAACAATTATGCCACAGTGAGAGACAACGAAAAGCTACCACCAACAACGCAATCAGGCAACACATGGGTTCTTGAAAAAAGAACACCAAACAGTAAGCGTCCTTAACCTGTTGTAATAATTAAAGCCGGCCTACGTCGGCTTTTTTGGGTTTAACACAGAAATCCACCATCCTACTAATAAGATGGCAAAATGTTTCATTCGCGGCTCCTGTTTCAACGCTCACACCGACGCGGTGACAAATGTCGAACGCTATATGTGCGCATTCGTGAACTAGAGTAGATAATTTACCGTTAAACACACCAATAATATGGAGTACACACTGAGTGTTAGTAACTGTATGACTTGCCCCATTAACAAAACTATCCCCACCATCAATGCCTAGTTTTTCATGTAGAGAGCGCCAATCATCCCAAGATCCACAATAGATAATATATCCAGATTCAAATAAAGGTACCGTCATATGTCGATACTGCCTTAGGATTTTATTCATATTCCTACCTTTGCTATAAGATATCTCAGGCCTAATAATTGGTTACTTTCTCTTCCTACTCACCAGCCGGCGCTTACCGCTGATCAGCTCATCATTACGCTTATCATCTTGCTTCATGATGTTGTCATATTCTTCTTTTGTGAAGCCTTTCTCATCAGGGTATTTAGCTTTGAGCATCATCTGAAATTCAGTCATGGTTAGCCGTTCGGCTCCCTCTCGATTCATACCAAAATGAGCACGAGCAGAGCTGATGTAGTCAATTGCCATAAACTCATCTGAGAATTCATTTTTGCCTTCGTTACGTTGAAGTTTGCGGATCTTCGCTTTACCGATAATTCCGTGAGTGAATAATTCTCGAGCAATGACGATAATGTCAGCGATTGGCATCTTGCCGTTTTTATAGACAATGCCACGTTTACCTGACTTCCACTCGCCAATGATTTCAGAACAATCATCATCACAACACGCCTGCATCACTATCATTGCAGTTTGTAGGATATTGCGTCCATATGTCGGCTTGCTAATCGCTTTTATTAACCACTCAGGAATAACCCTGTAGCTCATTACGGCGCGTGCAATTAACTCTTGCACCTCAGCACCATTTAATTGACCGTAGGCTTTTACGATCTGTTTAGGCTCACCTATTTTTGTCATATTGATGAACGATGGTCTAAATAAGTAATCATTTTTATCAGTAGAGATAACCATCTCCCCGATTTCTAAAATAGGCGTCATAATCCCTCCTGAATATTATCAAGGGCACTCGAAAGCGCCCTTTGTAATATTAAGCAGCGGTAACAGTGACCACGCATTTTGCTGTTTTACTACCATCTTCAGATGTGACAGTGATATTTGCAGTACCTTCAGCAACACCACGCACAGTGACTACATTCACAAGCTGAGTAACTGTTGCAAAGTTCGGCTTATCGCTCACAGCAGTATAGTTTTTGTTCGTCGCATCGGTTGGGGTAAATTTGACAGTAAATGTCTTGGTTTCACCCACTTTTACAGACAGGGTGGATGGCTCAACGGCAACGCTTTCAACAACGATTTCTTCTTGTAGCCATTCAACGGTGTCTGAGTCATAGACTTTCAATTCACCTGAATAAGTGGAAATTTCTTTTGTTGGAAACTCCATTGACCATGATGTGAATGTCATGTACCCCTGAATAACATCACTACCGTCGCCTTTCATGTCGAGCTGAACCCAATATTTTGGTTGGCGACTTGCTTTGATTTCATCAAGGATTTCTTTGGCAATATCAAACACGGAAGTAGAACCGGTTACGCCAGCTTTCTTTAGTTCACCATCAAAACTAATCGTAAAGTCAGCGCCAGTAACAATTGACTCAGTTAAGCCTTTAGTGTCATCAGCATTAGATGTCACTGTCTCCATGCCGAAATCGAATGACTTGCTTGTTAATGCACCTAAGCGTAAGAACTGATCTTGTGCTGGTACTTGGTCAGGACAGCCTTTTGCAATGCGCAGAATACCTGCGTTACCCATCACCAACCCTTTTTTGTCAGGACATTGTGACATGTTATAACCTCTTTATTTGCAAATAAAAAAGGCCGCATAAGCGACCTGTTGAGATGTGTTTAATTTAAGATGTACAGCGGAAAGAAAGCGGGATAATAAACCTACCTTCTGTCGTTTGAATTGGATTAACAAAACCAGATGTATTGATAATAAAGCCAATGTTATGACTTCTAGAGTGACATCTTACATACTCTAGTATTTCGTTAGCTCTCTGAACAATAAACTCAATCCACGCCTTGCCAGATATGAGTGAAACGGTGAAGAAATCATCGCCACTTAAATCATCAATACGACCAGTTCCATTTAGTTGCTGAAATACGATATATGAATCTGAATCATTACCTTCTTTTTCATTCCAAATATAATCCTGCTGAATGAAGCCATCAGATAACCCTGATTCAGAAAAATAGTTTTTCAGTCTCTCAAAGGTCGTCATATTTTAAATTCCTCAGCAACAGCCTGATCAATCATTTGCTTCGTTTCCTCAAATCCCTTCAGGAGGAATTCTTTCTTAGCAGTAGGTCTGCGGAAAGTTTGTTTAACATTAGGATCATGAACAAAAACAGCATACGAAGCAGAATAACCAACGCGACCAGTAAATAGAGTACCTTTTACTTTTACATCTCTAAATTGTGAATTAATGAGCGTTTTAGTGTCAATTGGCGTGTATACAGCAGCTTGCCTGCCACCAATATCTAGCGCTCTATGCATGGCTCGAGCTATCTTCTTTGATGCTATGCTTCCAACCAGAGAGTTTAAGTTAGATATCGCATTACTTATTCCTTTTACTTTTGCCCCCATAGTTACACCGCCGTTGTTAGTGTGTAATCATCTAGACCGCCATTAATATCACGGTCTCTATCGATAGACTTAATCCTACTAGCACCATGCAAAAATGGCTCTCTGTCTTCATACTTACCGATGGCGATATAGTCTTCTTGAGAAGCTTCGCTATACTCAGTCCAAATGACATTCTTAATAATTATTTCAGTACCAATAGTTTTACTACCATCTTTAAAGCTACTTCCGTAATCACACCGGATATGGATTGGCTCTGAAAATATAGGCTTCCCGTATTTATCTTTCCCCTCAACTTTCCAGATGGTTGCCCACCCTTTGCAAAATCGTCGCAGGATTTTCCCCATATCACCCCCGAACTACATCAAACTGAATGACACCTACGGGGCGTTCAATAGGAAGGCTATTAGTACATCCATTGGTATCTAGGGAAGACAGCATTTTTAGCAACGTTTTTCTGCCATCAGAAAAATACTGATATGAAACAGAAGCGCCAGAAGGTGCGTGCTCTGACGCGATTTTACGAACATCAGCAGATGATAATATAAGGATAACCGAATACAGTTTAATTAAAGCAATTACCGCATCTGAATACCCTGCGCTATCAAGGCAAGTATCAATAGTGTCCACTATAGATATAGCAGAGTTTATGACAAGACTTGTTGCCTCAAACCCCATCACCTCTAATTGCTCATTAACTTGCTCAACCGTAATCGCAATAGACATGCTCACTCCTCATGGATAAATAAGGGGCGGCGGCCCCTCACGTTACCCACCAACGCTAGTATCTTTGCCAAATGAAACCATAACACCAGCAGTATCTTTAATATCCGTAGCAATTTGCTTCCAGTTAGCTACCGCGGCAATCTGTTCGTTAGTTGGGGATTTGATGCTATCTTTGCTCCACTGGTAACCACGCAAACCAATAGTAAAGTCGTACTCACCTTGCATTAGTGCCTTAATATTTTCTTGCCCTAATACATCCTGAGCCTTCATGATTAGTGGTGATGTTTGAACCGCAGCAGCACCAGTCACTAAACCTAGCGAATGTTGTTTGTCTGCATCTGATAAAGCTGGAATATCAGAGATAACAAAACGACGGCCAAGGTTATCTTGTTTAATGGCGACGTTGCCAATTTGGAATAGGTTATTTGCGTTGGTTAATGTCTCATCCATAAAGTCGTTGAATGTTGCACCATCCATCAACCAAGCAACAATACGCGAATATGCATCACCGAATGGACGTGTTGCTTTATTTAAACCTCTTAATGATGGTGTTTCACCTCCAACAGTAACGGCTGTTTTATTACCAGAAATAGCTGCTTTTAATGCCGCGCCAGTAGTATTCAGGTAATCTTGTAACATGGCTTCTGCTGATTGAGCAGCAACTACCGCAGCCGCTTCTGATACGTCCTTACCTAGTCGCTTCATCATTGTCGGGGTAACTGAGACAGGGCCAATACGACCATCAATCTTAATCATACGGTCAAGGATTTGCCCCAATTCTTGTGGCGTTAGATTACCTGAACCATATGCATTGCGTCGCTGAGCCAGACCACCAAGCAACTGCCATGATGTTTGCTCAATGTAATCACCGATATGATCACCATCGCCAATAACTAAAGCACCACCAGATGCTTCGTTAAATTGACGGACAGCCTGAGCAACCAACTCTGTTGCCGCTAGAGACACTTGTTTTTGAAAAATATATAAAGACATATAAATTAATCCTCTTGGATATTAGCAATGATTTCACGTGCGCTGTCCACTAACGGATTCGCGCTTTTGGGTTTTTCACTGCCTCCGGCTGGTGATTTCCCTTTACCGCCTTCCCCTCCGGTTCCGGTGGCTTTACTACCAATAATTACTGGAGCAAATAACGGGTTACTACGAAATTCTTTTTCTAAATCATCAATGGTAAATGCAGAAGGATGACCGTTAGCATCAACCACTCGCGTTTTACCGTCTTCTACTGATAATCGAGATTTAATGTGTGGCATGATTAACGGAGCAGCGTCACCAGCAAGCTTTGTAGCCACAGCTTGAGCAACGTTATCAACTAATAGCGTATGTAGACTCGCGTCTTTCTCCTGCAGCTGTGCTAATAACTCGTTTTCACGCGTCTTTAACTTTTCAGCCCAGCTTTTTTCTAGTGATTCGATATCGCCATTTTTACGCGCTTGATCTTCTGCTGCTTTTTTTGCAGCCTCTTCAGCTTGCCGGCGTTTCTCCTGCTCTGATTTTTTCTCAGAAAGTAATTCATCAACTTTCTTTTGAAGACCTGACACATCTGGAATTTCTGGCATACCTTCGATTTGAAGTTGGTAATTACCACCAGACTCTTTGTAAAGAGCCTTTTGCTCATCAGTTAATGCGTCAAATTCTTCTTTCGTTAATAAATATTTAAACATCGTAAAACCTCTGGTTTAGATGGTGCAGTCTCTAACTGCGGATAATAAAAAACCCACTCAGTGGTGGGTTTGTGTTATTTCAATTCAATTCCTGCTCGCTCAAACGCTTTAGGCGCAAACTTTTGCATATCTTTAAGTGTCATTGGTTTAAAGTTTTTATGTAACTGCAACTGTGCGAATCGCTCTGGAGATAAACCACCATCACGAAACAACTTCCCTCTAGTCGGACCCAATATTAAATCCTGTCTTTTGGCCGGTTGCCTAGATAGCCATTCATAATAGCTTTCTTCTCCCCATTCAGATCTTCCTATTGGTTTAGTTATTATCAAATTAGCAAATTTATCATTAAGTATTGGCAATCGCTGACTTCGGCAGTTTGGGTGTAATGGTGGCATTGGGCCAGCCCCAACAGGATATCGGTTTCCTGATAAAGCCCTACACGTCGATGATGTTTTGTTGTCCAGTATTGCGTTGAATTCTTCCTCTTTAATTAAATCGTCATTCTCCTTATAAAATTCCTGAGCCGCACATGTATGAGCATGCTGAATTGCCGTATTTGCAATTGTTCTGTAGTTGTAAGTAATTCGAGATATCGTCGATGTAGAGACCTGTGTTTTATCAATTGCAGCCCCATTAATAGTGGACTGTAGAACTTTAATGTTACTTTGAGCAGCCATAGCCAAAACAGTCTGATTCTCTACTTGCTGGATAGAGCTAGTCACCCAAGATGATATAAATTTCTTGAGAAATAAAGAGCCGCCCCAAGCGGTTAATATCAGCGGCACATTTAAAATGGCTTTTTTAACTTTCTCAGCATCAGGCTTGCTTACTTCATTTGTTACTATCTGCGATAAGCTATCAACTTCAAGTTGGCTTGACTCAACACCGATATCGAGAACAGATTGCAGTAAATGCTCAGAGTAACTGGTCAGAACTGGTGATAGCTCTCGCTTTAACTCAGCAATTATGGCGTTTAGTTTTGACCTCGATGTTATCTGACCTGAGAAATTAGCTAACGCCTTAGCAACAGCCGCCCTTAGCTCTCTTTGCATTTCCTCTCTATCAACAATGCCAGCTTTGAGTCGTTCTAGGAGAATTTGGATCATCATTGAATTATCTAACATCAACTGCGATTGCATATTCACCTCTACATCATTGAGTTAGCTCGCGATAATTCTATCTCTTCGATAACATCCTCAGCTTTCTCATCTTGAGGGATGATATTGATACTTTGCAGGTACTTAACAAAATCAATCAATCGCATAGCCCCAGATTGGAGAGAAGCAAGGAGAGCTGTGATTGCTTGCGAATCCAGTTGAGCAATATCGTAAACTTTGTTTATCTCAATAGTTGCCTCACCACTCCCCTCAAACTGAATGCAGAAATTAAGTGCTCGGTTAACGGCCTTTTCGACGTTTCCTGAACACAACGAAAGCACTGAATTATCTGTTTGAGCCTCATCCTGTGCCTGAGTCGCTGTTCTTGCTGATGTCCCGCGTTCAACTAGCTTAGCTCCTAGCATTGCCATCTGCTTTTCTCTGCGCTCAGCTAGGTTTATTTGAATGTTTCTGTCTTCTGGCTGCGCAAATTTCATATCACCACCCTGTGGCAGCAACACCCCTTTGCGTGAACCAACAGTAAACCCTTCAGACACGTGTCTTTCAACCCAATCATCAGTAAGGCCAGTTAGTGCAATCATCGGCTGACCGACAGTATGTGCAGACTCTGCGATATCAGCCTCAACTTGATAATGTTTGATATTTAAGTACGCAATATCTGCAAGAGGAGGAGCATCAGGGGTGTGATCATTGTTCATTGAACCAATCCATGACCACGGCAACTCCCTTAATGGAATGCCGTGTGCATCCTTTAATACAACCCACTCTGTAACTTTTATATCTCCATCTTCATACCAGCGACGAGAGCAAGCTACATTGTTAACAAGCCTTAATTCAATCCAGTTATTCTGCATTTGCAGTTCAAAATCATCTGTATCTACTGGCTCCTGATATTTGAGGACAACGAGGGATGTTTTCCCGTTCGTTACACGCCAATTGATAATTTCTTTTGCTGTAAACAACCGAATATAGGAGCGACCTTTATTAGCCTCTGACTGAATACCTGAACCACTAAAATCACTTAATAAACCTGCTCGACCACGCTGTAAGTTTTGCGATAACGCATCCCTTATCATTTGAGTAAGTGGCTGACCTTGACCGTCAATATCAGTTTCTAAATACTCAACATCACCACTAATACTAATCTTTACTGGCTTACTGAAAGCAATACCAAGTAAACCACTAAGTGTCCTACCCGTGGCATTCAGAAAGGATGCTCTAGCTAAATAGCGCTTATAACGCTCATTACCCTTATCATCTTCATCTTTGTTATCTGCCGGATGAGGGAGGTATTTCTCTTTCTTGCTTTTAACAACTCGTTCGCCATCAACACAATCGCCAACCATGTCCCATTCAGGCAAAAACTCATTGTAAGCTGGATGCTTGTAATCAACGTTTGTATTCATGTTAGTTCCAGTTAAATTCTATTTTCTTAGTCAACCGTTTAGTATTTCTTCGACTCACTGCAAAATATCTAAATCCATCAGCATCATGTGACGTGTAATCGTGAAGCGGTTTATCTTTCCAACAGCCTCGCTTGTCATCCCACTCTTTACGATAAGCTTCTAGATGAGCAATGCCTTCACTACATTTATGCTCATCAAACACGCAAAGTGGCAGAATTTCACGTACTGCCTCGATACCTTCATCAACTGAAAGCTTCGGCACTACTTCAAATCGGATTGAGTAAATTTGTCCGTCGATTTCGTACCCCTCACGCGCTAATTCACGCCGAGATTTCGCATCCGAGCCAAACTCACGGTTATCGATATCATGAGGGCCATTGTGACTTGCATATGTGTAGCCTTTGTCTTTCAGTACTTTCATGTAGTGCCGTAGACCTTCACCACTGTTTGAGTAGTGATCAATGACATGGAACTCTTCGCCCACTTCACGGATAAACCAAATTGATGTTGAATCACCGACGCCAATATCCCAGTACGTGTGAACCGGTAAGTGTGAGTTATCAGGAAGTGTGCCAATGCGTTTATTTTCGTACAGGTAGCGGAATTGCTTAGCGTAGTAAGCGCCTTCAACCGATTGTTGGAATGCCTCAGACGGTATTGACGGGTATTCCCGTTTCATATCGTCGCCAAGCGTTTTCTCTTTGGCGTAATACCATGCTTTCTGGCGCTCGTTTAATTGAACACCATGTTTGCTGGCTATCTCATCAAAGTAATCAACTAACCGCTGGGGTAATGGCTCAACAGGGTTAATGGCATACTCTGGATTCTTCCACCATGAGAAGAAAAAGAACTTCCAGTCTAGGTTAGAGAGAGTCTTATTCTGAATTTGCGCTTTCTCAGCAGACTGGCAATAATCGAAGAAATAACCTGCTCGACCCTCCGCTGTGCTTTCAATCGTCGTAAAACAATCGCTTGATACCGCCTCAAATGCGCCAGTGACAATCTCACGGGCTTTCTCTGGATACTTAGCACATATCTTACCGAACTCAGAAACGTGCAAATAACGGAGTGTACCGCCACGAAATGACGTGCTGATATAAAGCGAGCCGCCTTTGCTAAACACCAACTCACCAACCGCATCATTACTCGCTGGGTTAGCCGCTTTGATTTCATCGGGTAGCTTGTCATAGGCATACTTTATCTTTTCCCTAAATAGCCGCTTAGCATCGTTAAGTGTGTGGGCTATCAATGCACATTTAGCCGCCTCAAATAACGCTGCGTCTAGCTGGATAATGCAGACCTCAGTAGTGAAGCCAAGCTGACGGGCTTTAAGGATAATGTTTCGCGTGTGCATCCCTTCAAAATATTCGAGTTGCTCAGGCGTCATTTTAAATCGAACTGGCTTACCTTCTTTGTTTGTGATCCAGTAGAGATGATTCAATCGCCAGAGCTTATCTCTTAATAATGCAAGATGTTCTGGCTTCATGATTATTCCTTAGATAAGTCGTCCATTAGTTCTGATAGCTGACTAGCTGTCTTATTCGGCTGAACATCATCAAGGCCATATGCTTGACGCTCAAGGCCAACTAAATTTTTAAATGTTTCGCTTAATGATTTGGCTGACTTAACGCGCTCAGGCAGGGAGATGATTGAGTGATAAATTTCATTGAGTTTGTCGCGTCCGTTATCATCAGGACTAAACATTAACTCGCCAAGTTTTCTTAAGGCTGGCACATCAGCACATTCAGCAGATAGTTCATCAAATAAGTTGTTGGTTAACTCTCTAGCCCTTCGAATATCGCCTCTATGCTCCATGCGGACATTAGCGATAACCTCGGCATTAGCCTCAATAAGTTGCCGTTCTGAAATAGCCTTTTCGGTGGCAACCAGACTGGCAACCTCCCTTTTGGCAACCAAGTTTTCAGCCCTAGCTTTAACCTTTGCCTTTAGATCTCGCTCCCATCCTTCTTTCTTGGCGCGCTTACTTATCGCCTGATGGGTTATCTCGTATTGAGAGGCTATTTCCCTTATGGACATCACGCCAGCTCGGTAAGCCGACTCGATGGCCTCCCAATCTGGTCTTTTAGCCATATTCATATCCTCAATAACAAATTAAAAAACTCACCGTAGTGAGCTTTGTGATTTGCAATAAAAAACCCGCCGGAGCGGGCTATTGTTAGATAGCAACTCCTCGTCGCCTTAACTCATCAATGATTGCATCAATAGCATCATGGATTACGTCAGTATTGTAGTAAATTGACAAGCCTGATTGATAAATGGTTTCCAGTAACTTGAAGTTATGCTTAAGATTGTTGATCAGCTGATCGGTTGTTTTAGACATTAGAATTCTCCTATGTCTTTTATAGAGCTTAATTGCTCACCTTTATTTATCCTCACAGGCCTGAAGAATGCCCAAAACACGCTATTTTGGGTCTAATTTATTTAGTATTCTATTTTTGCGCTACCGATTATCCTATTGGTCACATAAGGCTCTTTAGTGGTCATTATGCCTTTGTATGTTGAGCCATCTTTCTTAGTTGCTATTACGTGATATTTTTCAGTCATAGTTAGCTCTTCTTGTGATAGTCTTGTCGTAAGACGATATTGCATTGACATAGAGGGATCATGAGACAGTATCTTTTTGCTTTACTTATACCGTTCACTGTGTGCGCTAATGCAACAGATGAAACCCTGATATTTGAAATGGAGTGCTCTTGGATTAATTACTCCCAAGACGGCACCACCAAAAAAAGTGAGGATAGCCAGATATTTTCTGTTTATAAATCAAATGCAACACAAATCCTCAAGATAGCGCCAGCTAAAAAGAGTAGTCATATGCCATCTCCGACCTATGCTATGAAGGTAAAAGGAGCATACTCATCTCAATTCGGAGTACCTTATTACAAAGAATTCTATTGGATGAGCCACGATACAAGGCTTACATTACTTCGTGGAAATGACACAAAAGTAATAATTGAATCCATATCATCCCCAGGGATGCCTGTGATGGAAGCCACCTGCACCAAGCCTATATATACAGACGACAAAAAGTAACCATTCGCAACCATCATCACGTGTCACTACGTTACTTTGGTCACTTCTAGTCTGTTCCTAACAGTCAAGATATGATCACTCTCCTTAATGGATAAACGACTTATCTAATTGCTGATATATATATTTACTTAAGCTATACTAAGTAATTATCACTATACTTTGATTAATATCCTGTTAGTTTGCCCATGCACCCATGCTGGGCTTTTTTTTATTCCATGCATTCTTGTTTGATATAATCCTGCAACCCTTTAATCATCTGTTCTGACTCTGCAATTCGCTCTCTGAGTAACCAATAATTTCGGATAGCGGTGTCAGTAGGTCGGGCGGTGGTTGCATAAGCCAAGCTGGTGGAGGGAGTGGTTTTGACTTTGGGACACTCGGCTTTGATGTACACCCGCTCTGGATGACGCTCACTAATATCACGCAAGTGACTAATTTCATTCTTAGCATTCGCTAGCTCCTGCGTATATTGAATATCCAACTGATTTAATCGCATTATGCGTGCTTGATAGTCAGTATTAATAGACTTCTGTTCTTCGAGAGCCTCCGTTAGTTCTTTGTTTGTTTCTACTAATAGATTAATTCTGTTAGCTTGCCAATTAATCACCCAATAGCCTCCCACAATAATGCCTACAATCGCAATGACGGCATAGAGTTTTCCGTATTTCATGATTAGTACCGATGATATGAGAGTGCAATCTGACAGCGCTTTTCTAAACTCACTTGGTCTTTAGTACATGAGTTATCAATCAAGAGATAAATGCCAACAGCGACTGTAATGAGTAATGCAAGAATAAAGCCGATAATGATGATTAAAGTTTTCCATGACATAGTGCTGACTCCGCCTCTCGACGACTGACAAGCCCTCGCCAGACCTTTCCGCCTGCATATATCCAACGTTTCATTTCTTCACAGGCACCCGCTCTATCACCAGCGTTTAGCTTCTTGAGTAATGTTGAGCGAGCAAATGCGGTTGTACCCACATTAAAAGCAAAGGAATATAAAGCAGCTTTGGTGTAGTCATCGAGTGATACTTTGATTAATGCATCGACTTGCTGTTGTGTCTTAATAAAATCGATTTGTAATAACGCATCACATTCTTGTTGTGTGTATCTCTTGCCTTGAATAATGTCTTTGCCTGTATGTCCATAACAAACAGTTAGAACACCTGCCACATCACGATAAGGTTCATAACGTACACCTTCAAAATGGGCTATTACTACTAACGCGATGGCTGTTGCTCCTGCTGTTGTTATCACCGCTATTTTCTGTTTGAGAGACATTAAATATCCTTTGGCGCTTTCACCATTAATTCAGCAAGCTTTTTTAAGGTTTCGGTCGGGTTTTGTGGGTCAACATGACGAACAAGCTTTTCAAATAATTGAGTGCGTTTTCGTTGTTCTCGACGAGTCATAAAGTAAGTGGCTAAACCGAGAACCATGCTGAACGCCATCCCGATAACAAATCCCCATTCATATAACGAAAGACTGGCAAAAAAGGCCGTTAAGCCTGCGGTTCCATAAGTTACATTGGTTAATTTTTCCATGCGCATAGTCACCCCCAGAGGAGTGTCCGTTGATGATGAGTGTGAGAGAGTTAAAAGTGAAACGATAAAAAATTAGGCGGGTATTAATACTTTAAGTGCCTTTAATAAACCTTCAGGCAATTGCTCTTCAAGTGACGCCTCAGAAACAATGACAAGACCATACATAGATATCCATGCATTCGTCTGCTGTAAATGTCCTTGAATAAACTGTTTTGCTTTATCTAAAAAATAAACACAACTCTCTTGTGTGTTTTTACGCCAATAAGATTCAATCGCCACCAGCGATGGATCTCCTGCATCACTAATTTTTTGCAAGCCGATTCGATATTGCTTTTTACCTGCGGAAGATGTCGTGCAAATTAATTGTGTCAGTTGTTGAGTTTCACCATCAGCCGTATGGATATTCGCCGTTAAAATGATGGAGGTATTCTTTTCACTGTCTGTTTCTGAGGCATAGTGAAGACTAAACTGTAATTCGCTTATCTCTTTTGACATAACATTTACCAATTTATTTAGTTAATAAGGTGCCGACTCACAGCTCTTGTGTGAACGTGATAACGAGGGTGATTGATTCTGTGGTCGGCATATACGAAAAAAGACCGCCTAAGCGATCTTTAAGAAATTTATAACAGATTAAGGTTGAACTTCCTTATCTACTCAGCATCATTTTCTTTAGTTAAACAATAACGCAAATTTTGTCTAATCGCTTCAATTGACCAGATCCAAAAAGCGGTTCCAACAAACTCAGAAATTAATGCTTGATAACCTGCTGTCCAAAGCCAGCCAGACAATCCTAGTAGAGGTACGACTAAACCATGAGCAAAAACAGAAACGCCAATACCAAAACAAATACCGTGTAATAATTTAACCTTTGGCAAGAATTCAGCAATAACACAATATGTCACAGCGATAACTATTGAGAATAATATATGAACACCATTACCGCCCCAATTAATACTATATCCCATCCAATGATAAGTCATAGTATCTATATTTAATCCAAGCTTTTCGAGTAAGACGACTGGCGGGGGTGTCGTTTCAAGTGTTCTCGGGGGTATTAGGTCTTCAAAACCAGATTTAACTAAAGCTGAAAAGATACCCGCTATAATACCAACATATATTGCTATACCAATATGCCTAGAACTTTTTTTCGTTAACTTAAACAAATCAATCATTATATATACTCGCTCTATAAATTGAATATTATGAGTATAGTAGAGATAAGAATACCTGTTTATTATTTTAATTATTAGTTAAACACTGCAGGTTTATTCTTATAGGATAACAATAAATTTCATCTTAAATATAAACAAACAATCAATGAAAACGAAAAACTTCCAACAAATTTTTTAATTAATAATTATAAATATATTTAAAAAAAAACAAAACCCCGCCAAAGCGAGGTTTGAAATACTTACATTTATAATATAATATAAATATTGCATTTAATTTATAGAAAAAAACGGAGTTTTGCAACTTTTTTAATCAGCTTAAAGCGCTAATTTTGAATAGCGAATCTCTATCTAATTGATAGCAACAATCTAATAAACAAATCCAATACAGTTTATAGCTCTTTCGCCAAGCATCAGCACTGACGCCCAACAATTCAGCGAGCTTAACATCCGTATATTTTTTTGCTGTTTGATTAATTTCTGCTTTTACCGCCTGAATGGCTAGTAAGGTAAGAGATTGAAGTCGTTGCTTAACTTTTTTCGTTATCCTTTTTTTACTATTTAATCGCTGAAACTCATGCCAAATATAGGGAACAATGAGTATTTGCTCACGATAATATTGATAATCACCATAGCAATAGAGTAACCATAAGCGCATTTCGTTAGGCAATTGATGAATACCTCTGCGCCATGATGAAGTGCGATAAGTAACTTCATTAATTAATGGTTTTGATTTTCCTTTGACATGTTTTTGCTTAATTTTGAGTGGATGTGAGGGGAGTCTGTATCGAGACTTTCTTTCACCCGCATAGCGTATTGGGTTTCTTTTAAACCTATCGGTTACAAGTATTGCTTGTTCCTCCATGGCACTTAACGGCCCATTTTCTATAATACAAACATTCATCAACGCTGTACTTACTCGCTCGCGTATCCACTCAATATTCACTATCGCACCTCTTGGATAATTATCTGCCCCCTTTTTCCCCACACTTTTGTTACCCGCCCATCCCATACACGTGAATCATCGTCAAAAATAGCATCAAGTAATGCTTTTTCGAGATTATCTTTATCCGGTTTTTGTTGATGGGGTTTACCGTTCATTTCGGAGCGTTTAGTTTTACTCCAACTCTTCGGCATGGGTAGAATGAATGTAATGTGGTAATGTGATTCAGGTAGGGTGATTTTGTTTAACTTTACTTCGTCCTTAAACGCAAAATACTTTAAAATTGGGGGACGTTTTTTCCATTTATCAGCCTGAGTCATCCTTGGTTTAGGTACTGGTTCGATATTAAAGACCTTCACACGTTCAACTTCCCTTCTTGGATCAATATGGCTTGCGTTCTCAAAACACCTTCTAGATGACATTGTTTTGCATACTCCATATCCGTAAATCGTGTTCGTCTATCAACTTCATCGTGACATGCACTACAAGCCCAAGCGCCAAATAAGTCATGCGATTTTATTCCGACGCCACAAAGACCTGACATTCTGTAATGGGCTAAAACAACCGTTTCAGAGTTACCATTACAAACTGAAGGTATTCTAATCTGACATTCACGCCCTTTTGCCTCATTGCGTAAATTCATCATGAGCCTCCTGATTACTATTTTTTATCACTTTAAAATAAAAACGATCATGTTATTAACTGAAATAATCATCACTATTTCCTATTCTTCTTGCTTTCTTTTCAAACTTATATATTCAGAATTACGAGGAATGATGATCGGAATTCCCTTCTCAATGCACCATTGTTCATGTTTCTCCATCATGTAAAGCATCCTTGCTTTATCCATCTTGCTGGTTTCTTCACGCTCACCGTTTTCATTGCGCCCTAACCAGTGTCCAACGAAATATTCATGCGTTTCCTCATTAGTAATGGGCTTTGATAAAACGATTTCACCGACACCATTTTTAATATCGATAACAACGCCACGTGCACGTAACCACTCGCCTGTGGTTTCCATCCACATACGCCATGTTTTATTCATGGGTATGGTTCTTAAATCACGCCACTCGGTGATTTTGATGCGATAGCGTTTACCTGTTGTCACGATTTCGGAGAGCACTTTGAAAATACTGTTGAGATTGGATTTATGGAGACAGATATCATCTGTCACGAGGTCTCCTTTTTACTTTCATGAGTTAAAACGATTTTTCACAATACCTTTTAGGCTCTCGTTTCGGTTGAGCGCGATAAGCAGCCATATATTGATCAACTGGTGTAATACTCAATCCTTGTTGGTCAACATACACCGTGCCTGTTTTACCGTGCCGATTGAGCCTTAAAATCATCTCGGTCAGCGTTTCATCTGCATTATCGTGGTACACCGCATCACGATAAATGCCTAACCAATAATCACAATCTTGCTCGATTTGTCCTGTGTCTCTTGAATCACTTGGTACGGGGCGTTTATCAGCTCTGTTTTCCAATCCTCGATTCAGTTGTACAAGCAACACAACCACCGTATTAAGCTCTTTTGCTAATATTTTTAGCCCCTTAGTGATTTCACCATAGGCAATGTCATTACGGTCAGCTTTTCCCGCTTGCATCAGCGTGAGGTAATCGACACCAATGAACCCAATATCACCGACTTTGCGTTTAATTTTCCGACTTTCAGAGCGAATATGCTGTAAGGACATACCTGGTGTATCATCCACCCAAATATTGGGCTCATCTTTAAGACGACCGATGGCATTGCAAAGCCTATCCCATTCATGCTCTTCTAACTTTTGGTAAAATTTATCTGAATTAATCTGGGTTTGTTGGGCTAGTGTCCGTTCAACAAGCTGTTTGTCTGTCATTTCCATGCTGAACAGCAATACAGGCTTACCTTGTTGTGAGACATTTTTTGCCATTTCAGTGAGAACGGTTGTTTTTCCCATCTTTGGACGAGCACCAATCACGAACAGTGAGCCTATTACAATCTGTTTCGGGCTTAATAGGCGGTCAAAATCTTTAAATCCCGTTTTTAATCCTCGATGTTTCTCTGGGTTATCTTGTCGATCACAAATGTCGGTAAAAACATCATCCAGCACATCATCAATTCGGCGTAACCCTGTTTTTCTCCCCATTTTTCCAAACGAAGTAGCTTCATCAAGCAAGCGTTGTGCTTGTTCAATTTTATCTGTAAAACCTAACTCACTTGGCGCCATCATGAGCTTTTGAATTTCAACCGTCTTTTCGATAACAAAACGCTGTGCGGAACACTCTCGGATTTTTTTCGCATAAGCCATAATGTTAGCAATACTCGGTGTTTCTCTTGCCATCTCAGCAAGATAGGCAAAACCACCTGATTGATTAATTCGGCCTTTTGACTCCAGACAATCCGTCACCGTCATGATGTCTATTGGCATACGTTGGGTATACATTTCTCGCAGGGTGAGATAAATAATTTGATGGTGTCGGGCATAAAAATCTTCAGGTTTTAGCAGTGAAAAAATTGATTGCGCATTATCACTTTGCGGGTCAAGCAGTAGTCCTCCAATAACATTTTGTTCCGCCATTAAATTATTCGGAACTTGGTTCATCACAGTGCTCCTTCCCTTGTTTTGAGTACCGTTTCAGGTCTGAGTAAATAATCAAAATTCGCTCGCCAACCCCGATTATTTTCGCCAAAATACCAAGCACTCGCCGTTTCCATAAAATAATCAAAATAATTTTTAGCTGATTCAACTGTGGGTTCTTTGAGCTCTTTCAGGAATTTGGATATTGCTCGTTTGCGTTTGTCATTCAGTGATTCGGCATTGGGTAATCTATCCCCTGCCGATTCGTTGAAGGCTTGCATGATTTCCTGATAAGGAATTTTAGTTTGTCGATTAACCGAAATCTGCTTTGCAGGTTTCGAGTCGTCAGACGATAGTTTTTTAAGGTTAATTGACTGGTTAAAAGACTGACTGGTTCTGGGTAAAAATTTTTGACTACCCCCTAGTCCAACCGTTTGACTACCGTGGTCAAATTCTTTGACTACCTCTGGTACAGAATTTTGACTAGGTGGTACTATATTTTGACTACCGTCATCAAGAGATTTAGCCTCCAAATCTAAAATATATAAATTGGAAGTATGTCCCTTATCTGTTTTTCGCGTAACTTTACGAACAAACCCTTTTTTACATAAACTTTTAATGTGGTTTATCGCACTTTGACGGCTAATTTCGCAATGACGTGCAATAGTCTCATAAGAAGGAAAGCACTCACCTTTATCATTGGCATTATCGGCAAGTTTCAGTAGCACCATTTTTTGTGCTGTACTCCCCACCTGTAATTGCATGGCTTTTGCCATGAGAAGCATACTCATTTTCGCTCTCCTAATAACTTATCCCGATGTGCTTTCCTTAATTTTGCGTCTTTCAATGCTTCCTTTAAACGCTGACAACCCAGTGGGGTTATTTCTTGTAACAACCTATTTTCCATGATGTTTTTATGCTCATCACAGCCATTAAATTCATGATTTATTCTTTGTCTCATGGTATAATTTCTCCATTCCAAAGCTGTATCAAAAAAGGGAAACCGAAGTTTCCCCTTGTGATAAAAACTGGATATTGATACAGTGTATTTGTACGTTAAATGGTGAATTCCATTGAACAACACGCCTCGTTTGTTGCCGCAATCGAGGCGTTTTCTTTTATTTTCATTTGAGAAAGTTCACCCATTTGTTTCCACAAAAATCGGTACTCTTCTTCTGAGATTTTTCGTTCTCCTTCCATCACAAAATCAATAATTCCCGATGCGACAAGCGTTTCGCATATTTCAGGATATTTTTCAGTTCGACGTAGGATAGTTGAATCATGAACACCTAACGTTCTAGCCACGGCAGACTGAGTTTTATTTCTCAATGCTTGTAATGCTGAAGCTATTAGGTGGTTAGAGATAAATTGATTGAATTGTTTGCGTGTATTTGCGCATTCCATTGTTTAAAGTCCTTATGAGTTAACTAAGGGACAATAATGATCCGTGACTCATTCCGTATGAGTTGATATTGGGGGAAGAGTTGTCGCTTTATCAGCGACTCCGTAGCAGTCAAGAACCCTGCGGTTGTTAAAGAACGTGGTGAAATCAAGCTACTTTTGGAGGGAAAACGTCGTCTAAAGAACAATTTGCCCCTAATTTTTGTAATGCTTCAACAATAGCTCGGCAGTCATTTAAGCTAGGAGTTCTAATGTTTAACTCATAGTTAGCAATTCGTGACTGCCCCCATCCTATTGATGAAGCTAAAACAGCTTGAGAAATTCCCAGTTTTTTTCGCTGTTCTGCGATATTGTTCATGTGTGTATCCTCCTTGTTTATTCCAATATTACACACAATATGTGATTAACTGTCAACCACAAAACGTTTAAATACATTTATCACGGTTTGTGTTAAAAGGTATACATGAAAAAAGTAAATGAAGTTATTGGCGAAAGGTTAAAATCCATTCGTGAATCAAGAGGGCTAAGTCAAGCTCAATTAGCTAAATTGTGCGGCTACTCTGCTGCGTCCAGAATAGGAAACTATGAGCTTGGAGAGCGCAAGATTAGCGCTGATGATGCGATTGTTATAAGTGAAGCTCTTGGTATATCACCTGCCGAATTAATGTTTGGCAGTCAAAGTGAGCAAGTGATCAAAAATTATGAATACCCTCTATTCACAAAGGTACAGGCCGGCGCTTTCTCAACAGAATTTAACTCATACACCCAGAAAGATGCTGTGTCGTGGATACCTACAGCTAAGAAAGCTAGTGAACGTTCTTTCTGGTTAGAAGTTGAAGGTCAATCAATGACAGCACCACCAGGAGGCAAGCCAAGCTTTCCAGAAGGAATGCTTATCTTGGTTGATCCAGAGGAAGAAGTTGAGTTCGGAGATTTTTGCGTCGCGCGTTTACTGAATGATGAATTCACATTCAAACGATTGATTAGAGATGGTGGAATTGAGTATCTAGAGCCATTAAACCCTCGCTTCGATCTGATCCCTATTAACGGGAATTGCACAATCATAGGTAAGGTAATCAAATCACAATGGCCTGACGACACGTTTTAGGAGGAAATATGGCGTTTAGTAATATTGAGATAGCAAATATTAGACGGTGTATGGAATTTTTCATGGAAAAGCGTCGCCCAGCAGAACACCTAAGGGATGAATTAGATTTACAGTATCGCATCGAGGACGACTCAGTAATTATCTTTGAAATTAGGCAACTAATATGGAGTGATGGCAGAGTAGAAGAACCTATAGCAAAAATCACACATAATAGATATTCGAATTCATGGTCTCTGCTTTGGATGGATAAAAATAGTAACTGGCACAACTACGATGAAATAATGCTAGGTAGTTTCTCTGACGCCATTAGGCTCGTTGAAGATGATGTGCGAGGCTGCTTTTTTGGGTGACGACACGTTTTAGGGTGTGACATTTAAACTTGACTAGATTCTCTTATCAATCTAGTTTAAATTGAATTAGTAGCTTTTTAGTGATAGATTTTTAGCCCCTTTGTTTTATAGGTTCGATATATGGAAGTGCTACCTGAGACTTTAGGGTTACCTTTAGGAGATCATATGAAAATCAATCAAAAAAGAAAATATTTTTACAAAAAAGTATTTGAACCAGTTAAAGCTAAAAAGGTATCTCCAACTGAATATCTAGAAATAGTTCAGAATCATACTGATAATATTGAAAGAGTTGAGTATTTAGCGCCGAAGATTGGTGATGACAACTTTGGTTCATTTAAAGTTACTTATAGAATACCTGTACTTTGTGAAGTTAATATATGAGCGCAAATGAATCCCCAAACCTACCATCAACAGTAGCGGATGAGCCAGATAAAAACCAGCAGCAAACCAAAAAAGATAAGCCAAATCCAATAGCAGCTATCGAGAAGTTTGTTGAGGTTCAATCTAAAGAGATTGAATTAAAATCTAAAGAGATTGATTTTAAAACGCAAGAGCTAGAAATAAGACGACAAGAGATTGAAAGCAATAGAGAGATAGCTCTTAAGTCTATCGATGCTCAAAAGGAAGACAGAGAAACACAAACTCGTTTTTTTAGCGGACTAGAAACTAAAAAAGTTTACTTTAAATGCTTGGTTGCAGTGTGCGTTGTACTTGTTGTTATAGTTTCAATGTATACTGGGAATGCTCAATATGCGATTGAATTAGCTAAAATAGGTGGTGGCGTGCTAGCTGGATACCTTGCTGGAGTATACAAAGGAAAGTCAGACCAGCTAGAGCGAACCTCAACGCAAAAAAATGAAGATTAACTAATGCTCCCTTTAGAAGCCCTCCCCGCGAGGGCTTTTTTGTACCCTCTCCCCTCCAAAGAGGTGATCTCCATTCCAATCTTATGTGACAAACAACACATTCCGTGTTTATTTACCATTTATTTTATATTTCAAATCATCGACTTAATTTAAAAACAAATAAATAAACACATTTTGTGGTTGACATTAAAATCACAATTTGTGAATATACTATCCATCAACGGAACACAGCACGTTGATGTTCTTTAACAACGATGATGGCGAGCTGTGTATTAGCTATCAGAACGGTGACGCTGATAAAGCGTCAACCTTCTCAGAAGGTTTTGGGATTGGTGTAGAAGATGGCGTGACGTAGCCACTTTCGCATAGCGGATCATGATTAGTCACATGACTATGCCAATCACCAAAGCCAACTGTTTGGAGGATATATGGCAACTATTACAGTTAAAAAATCACGCAAGCCTGAGTTTTTACGTGGAGCATCTGCAAATAGACGTCACGCCAGACGGAAAGTCGAAGCCATTGCAAAAAAGAATATTGAATTGAAATTAGAATCAGTATTTCCGCAGGAGAAAAGACTTACAACAGTAGAAAAAACGCTGTCATTAAGTTACATACCAGTTACTAGAAATATTGAACCTAAATTCAAACCATCGGTAGATAACTGCTGCTTACCTAATGTAGCAGTATATTCAGGAGTTAAAACAAAACAGCCGAGCAGTAAGTTCGGGGTTACGGCGAGATAGGATTAAACATGATTAACTTAAAAATGTATGAATATCTAAGAAACGATGGAACAAGAATTTTCTTTAAGACAGAAAGTATTTCTTCAATAAAGGAAGAGACCTGGTCAGATGGGAAACCAATCACTAAATTAACTCTAAATTGCGGAACAACCATTATGGAATTAGTTCCGCTAGAAGAGTTTTTAAAAATGCATCACATAAAGATAGAAAAATTGAAGTCTTAGATTGTACTTTTTAGCAAAATCCCCATCGGAGGTGGAGTCTCTTTTTTGTACTGCTTTTCAGCCACTTCTAAACACTCAGGATAAAGCGCTTCAATTTCAGCCATTAATTGCTCAGGTGTTTTAATTGAATCCTGTTTAGCTGCTAAAGCTAGCGCCATATCGAAAGCAACTCTTTCTACTGGGTTGTGTTCGGTAATAACCTTTTTAGACATTGATTTAATCCTTTCTATCACTGGGGAAACTTAATTATATCTGATTTATTACTGGGGAGTAATAGACCTCTGCCGTCTGAGGAGGTTAAGACAGTTCAGGCAACCATTACGAATGGAAGTATGTCATCTAAACAACAATAAGATTTAAGGTGACATATTATGTCGAGATAAATAGGAGAAGTAAGATGAAATTTATCTGTTGATTTTCTGTTCCGCCTCATGAGCTTCAACTAAAAGTCTGATAATTGCGTTTCGGTAGTAAGAATCTAATTTGTATTTAGTTATGTAGGTATCATGATACTCATGAATGATACCTTTACACATAAGGCTGTACACATAAATACCATCTTCATCATTTTCAAAGTCGTCTATATCATCGCCATCAATTAAACACAAGATAATTTCTTTTTCTCTCTCTGAAAGTGATTGAATTTCTATTTTGGTTCGCCTGAATTTTAGCGACTCTTTTATATTTCTGTGCATACCTATTAATGAAGACCACAACCACTTTAAAAAATAGCTAATGAAAAATGAAACAGGGATCAGGATTAGGGTAACGCCGACATAAGGGATATTAAAAAAGTGTATTTTCCCATTAACAAAATGAGATACCGAATCAGGAACAAACAAAAGTAAAAGTAACCAAGTAAACAACCAAACCATATTGAACCTCAATGATGTGTTTTGTTTTAAATAGGCAATCACTGCCTCAATCCAATTCGGCATGGTTGATAATCTCTTATTCTGTAGGGGTAAGTGGATTATAGCCGATTTCTCGCTGTAGGGGTACACGAGAACCACCTTGCCTGACGTGGTTAAAAGCAGGCACAGTTAACTAATTACAGTCCATTCTGTGGGCTGTTGTGAGTTGATTAATAGATAGGAGATAGAGATGGAGTTAAAGATAGATAGAGGCACTCTACTTGCTGTCATGGAGTGTATGGCAATAAGAGATATTCGCTACTACATTTGCGGTATCTGCTTTCTACCTAACGGAAAAGTGGCTGGCACAGATGGTCACATGTTGGCATACGGCGAACACGATAACGAAATTGAAAATGAAGTTATTTTATCAGTGGGTAAATTACCAACTAAGCAATTCGATTATGCAATTTTCGATACTGATGACGGAATTGTTAGGTTGTTTTCAGATGAAAATACGCTAATAGGTGTTTCAATGTGTAGTGTTATCGACGGGCGCTTCCCACACATCGACAAGCTAATCGAAAAAACAAGAAAAATGAAAGAAAACTTACCATTCAAAATAGGTATTAACGTTTCATTTCTTGCCAAATTACAGAAGATAGCAAAGTATGTTAACCCTAAAATGCCAGCTATCGAACTTCAATTCAAAACAGGTCAAGACGCTATCATTTGCGACATATTCAACCCATGCAAGCCAGTATCGGTATTGATTATGCCAATGCGTATTTAGTTAATAACGGAGGGAGTATGACATCCCTCGTTCAGCAGTAACCCACCCTATATTTAGATATATAAACAAGACATTTCGTAATTAATTATATTCATTAAAAGGAAATAAAAATGATGAAACAAAAAACCAGTGTCGTTATTAACGTAAAATTAACTTTAGAACATGGAATTAAATCACCACATGTTGAAGTAAAAACAAAAATATACGTTCATGAAGAAACTCCAGAATTAGAATTATTACTAAATAACTTCTCAGATAATTTAGTTGGAGAAAATTCAATTAAATCATCATTTAAAAAAGCGATTATAAATACATTACTCAATAAAAAAACACACTAATAAAATTCAAATCATTAAAAATAAATTAATACACCTTCACTTCGCCAACACCAGATAACCGCCTTATCTCTCATCTAACGGGGTCACCATGAAAACTAACTATTACAGCGCTATGCGTGACGGCATGGCGGTGCGTATCACTACGCCTCAAGCACGTAAAAATAAACGTACAAGCCCATGGTTATTCAGTTTAGCTGTGGTCATTGTAACAACCGTTGGCGTAATACCGACATTTGTAAGTTGAGGTGATTATGCAAATTTCATACAGCTACTCGAACGGAACTCGGGTAGTAGACGACAAAACAGTCATGGAATTTGACGAAAGTAGCAAACTCAGTATTGAGACAGGAAGTTTCGCTGAGCTGGCTAAATTAACGGAAATCGACCCAGTTGAAGCTCTGCAATGGATTATGCAGTTCGACAAGGAAGAGATTGACAGGATTGTCAATGAAGCAAGCAAGGATGCACCTGTTTCTAAGATGAATCTGCTAAGGAGGGTTGCGTGACTCAGCATCAACAATGGCTAGAAGAATTACGCAGGAAGCGTAAAGAATCGCAGGAACGCGAACACGATGAATTTATGTATCAAACGGAAGTGTTAGGACGACAAGGATTGTCTATGCCTCTCAAGGACTTTTCAGGAGATTTTCAATGAACGTTTCTAACTCATACCCTACCGATAAATACCCCCAATTAACATCACCGTCATTAGCAAAAAACAGAGAGGAAGCTCTGGCTCAAGCTATTGCAATGATTGAGGGGTGTTTGCCAAATACGAGTGCGCCAGACAGGGAAAAACGATTAGCAATGGAACTGCTACACATGAACTTGGACGCATCGAAAAATCACCCTCCTCTACCTGCTCATATTCAGGCATTACGTGATGCGGAAAGGAATTCTGCACCGAGTAATAAGTTTGAAGTCGATTACTACGGAAGCGATCGACGTCAAGGTCAATACTTAGGAGATTAGTATGAAATTCGCCAAGGCAATGCGAAAAAAAGCAAAATTAAGGCTCGCTTTAACAGGGCCTAGTGGCTCAGGTAAAACCTATGGAGCACTGGAAATAGCCAAAGGACTTGGCGGAAAAACGGCATTGATTGATACGGAAAAAGGAAGTGCTTCTCTTTACTCTGACCGTTTTAATTTTGACGTATTGGAGTTAGATCCACCATTCACACCAGAGCGATTTATTGAAGCTATCGGGGTTGCGCAGGAAGCTGGCTACGATAATTTGATAATCGACAGTATTACTCACGAATGGAGTGGAACAGGCGGATGTCTAGAATTACTCGATGTGTTAGCAAAAGCCAAGTATCGAGGCAATACGTGGTCAGCATGGAGCGAAATAACACCACGTCACAATGCATTTCTCGACGCGATACTACGGTCTGACCTGCATATTATCGCAACGATGAGAAGTAAAACGGAAACTGCTCAGGTCGATAAAGGCAATGGTAAGAAAGGCGTAGATAAACTTGGCATGAAATCAGAGCAGCGTGACGGGGTTGAGTATGAGTTTACGACTGTACTAGACCTAAATCACGAAACTCACACGGCAATGGCAAGCAAGGATAGAACAGGATTGTTCAGCAACGCCGAAGTTACTCAGTTAAATGAATTAACAGGTAAAAAGCTAATGGATTGGCTTAATGATGGACGCACTAAAGCAGAGATAGATCTAGCTCACTTTACGAGCATTGCAACGGAAGCACAAAACATGGATGAGTTAAAAATCGCCTTTAGTGAAGCATACAAAGCACTTAGAGATACACCTGAACAAGCGGAGGCTCAAAAAGTGTATGAGCTAAGAAAAGAAGAACTAACCAAACAAGAGGTAGGTACTGATGGCAAGTAAAGGCGTGAATAAATGTATTCTCATTGGTCACTTGGGGCAGGATCCAGAAATCCGCTATATGCCATCAGGTGGCGCAATCGCTAATCTCACACTAGCCACATCGGAATCGTGGCGTGATAAACAAACCGGTGAGATGAAAGAAAAAACCGAGTGGCATCGAGTGTGCATCTTCGGCAAATTAGCAGAAATTGCAGGTGAATATCTGAGAAAAGGAAGTCAAGTATATATCGAAGGTTCTCTGCAAACCAGAAAATGGCAAGACCAAAGCGGGCAAGACCGATACACAACGGAAGTGGTAGTTAATGTCGGCGGTTCTATGCAGATGTTAGGCGGTAACGGTGGTAATCAGGCAGGAAGCCAGAAGTCACAGCAGAATCAAGGATGGGGACAACCTCAGCAACCGCAAGCGCAAAAACAAGCATCGAGTAATCAAACACCACAAAGTGAGCCACCGATGGATTTTGAGGATGATTCGATCCCATTTTAGAAGGAATTAAACATGGATAATACACAATCATGTATAGAAAGTTACTCTCGACATAAAAACCTTAAGTTAGTTGGCATGGAGCTAGGTATACCGTGGCAATCGGTATATAGCACGCTAAGGAAGGCGGATTATCCAGTAACTGGCGATAAGGCTAGATATGGTTCAGTTACAGATAGAATAGCGGTTATTGGCGAGCAAAGGTTTAAGAAGGCAGTTCCAATAGCCAGAGATAATAATGACTTGAAGTATCAAGCAGATATTGATTTCATCATTGGAAATATAACGATAGATGTTAAAACATCAAGAATAAGGCGAAAACAGCAAGGAAAAGGCATTAAAAATGCAGCCCCAAGATGGGGATATTACATAAATAAACAAAAGGATACCGCTGACTTCTTCGTTCTATACGCCCTTGATGATAACAATGAAACTGAGCATGTTTTTCTGATGCCGAATGAAATTGTAACTACCGTCTCAATGATTTCAATACCTGAAACACTAGCCAGTAAATGGGCAGATTACAAAATAGAAGAAGGTGAATTACTGTCATTCTTCCAGTCCTTGTGATGCGCTCCTATCGGACTCCCCTACCCACGCCACACTATTTATGTGATTTAACCAAAGGATATAACCATGAAAATATTACTTAATACCACAGATTTTAATAACTGTGATGTATGTGGAGACGATATGTGCACCATCGCAACAGAAGGTGACGGAAAGAAGGTATTTAATGGCGATAGCGTTACTTGCTGTGGATGTTCAAACACAGGACAGATAACGGTTGAAGCAGAAGATTGCGCGTATATCGAATGGGATAACCCAAGCGACGATTAACCCACGGACTCAGTGCAAGGATGCATGCGAGGAATTAGGTAGCATCCCTTGGATTTGTGTTATTGATCTCGTAAAGATGAGAGCAGCTAGCTATTTATTATAATAGATAGCATGTATGGTAGTCCTTCTTAAAAGTGGAGGAACTATGATTTACGAATATCTTCTTATAGACAAACGTGGCTCTGGTGAGAAATATGAGTCTTCAAGTCTTGTTAATGATATATTAAAAATTAGAGCTGATGCTACAAAATTATCATCTAGTAATAAACCTGAAAATACTGGTGGGTCTCCTTATGATAAATACTACAAAGTATTTAAAATAAGCGACAATGATAAGGAATATTTGATAGGTATATCTGATAAAGTTGATATAAATATAGAAGAAGATAAAAAAGAAATATTATCTCTAATATTTGCTTATGGAATACATTACATTCAAAATAAATAAGCAATAAATTCCACCCTGCTAGTGCAGGGTTTTTTATACCTAAAATTCAGAGGATACAATGAAGTCAATACTTGATATGTGTTGTGGCTCTCGCATGTTTTATTTTGATAAACAAGATGACCACGTTTTATTTAATGACATTAGAGTCGAAGAACATATTTTATGTGATGGAAGAATTTTAAATATAACACCAGATATTATTTCTGATTTTAAAAATCTTCCTTTCCAAAATAATTCATTTTATTAAGTGCTATTTGACCCTCCTCATTTAATGAGAGTTGGTAAAAATAGTTGGATGTTTAAAAAATACGGTTCGTTAAATAAAGACTCATAGAGAGAAGATTTAAGTAAAGGGTTTAGTGAAGCATTTAGAGTGCTTAGGCCTGGAGGAACATTGCCGTTCAAATGGAATGAAACCCAAATACCTGTTAAACAAATTTTAACACTAACAGACCAAAAACCAACAGCAGTACAGCGTGTAGGGAAAAATGATAAGACGCACTGGATCTCTTTTCTTAAGGAGGTTAAATGAAAAAATACGACCTTATCTATTGTGATCTTCCGTGGGATTACAAAAATAAAGTTTCAAACGGTACTGCTAAAAATCATTATCCAACAACCTCCCTCTTCAATTTAACCCATATCTCTATTCATTCTATTGCATCTGATAACGCAGTTCTTGCCATGTGGTATACAGGCAATTTTGTACTCGAGGCTATCAGGTTAGCTGAAGCTTGGGATTTTAAAGTTAAGAATATGTTTGGGTTCGCATGGGTTAAATTAAATAAAAATGCAGGAGATAGAATAAATAAAAAACAGCCAGAGGACTTTTTCGATTTCATGGAAATATTAAATAATGAGACGAAAATTAATTGTGGTAATTATACTCGTCAAAATATCGAAATGTGTTTAATAGCCACAAGAGGAAATGGATTACCTCGTCAATCTGCAAGTGTTCGACAAGTTATTTATTTGTGCTTAGATGAACACAGCTAAAAGCTCAAAGAGGTACATCATCGTTTAGAAGAATTATACAGAGATGTTCCTCGCATCGAATTATTTGCTCGAGAGAAATACGGTGATAGGGATGTATATGGCGACAAAGCGGAAGAAAGTATTCAATTAATATAAAAGGAATAAAAAAAGTAAATAGGAGAAACAATAAATGAAGCGGATAACATTATCAGAATGGAATAATAAATATTTCGCCAAACCTAGAAGTCCACGGCAATTATCTCGCTATATAAAGGAAGGTAGGTTATACCCTGCTCCAGAAAAGGTTGGTAGAGAATATGAGTTAGAACCGTGGACAATTCTAACAAATGACAAAATGGTAAGGGAACCGCAATATTTAATGGAGAAAATTAATGGGCAGAAGCAGAAGTGCAAAGAACAAGGGGCTACCGCCTAACTTGTATTTGCGTAAAGGGATTTACTATTACAGGGATGTAAGAACTAAAAAGGAATTTTCTGTTGGCTCAAACAAATCATTGGCAATAACCGAAGCCATACAAGCCAATTTAGCTATTTATAAACCTAAAGAGCCATTAGTTGACAGAATTAATAATGTTCACTGTGTAACATTGCATGAGTGGCTTGATACTTATAGGGGGAAGGTAAACAGCAGGGGGTTAAAAGAGAAGACGCTCTACGATTACGAATCAAGAATAAAGTTAATCAAATTACACTTTAATGACTGTCCAATTGAGAATGTAACACCAAGAGATGTAGCCACATTTATTTCAGAGTACCCTAAAAAGGCAATGGCAAAATTACTAAGGTCCACTATGCTAGATGCTTTTAATGAAGCCATTGCGGATGGTGTGATAAAGGAAAATCCCGTTTCCGTGACAAAGCCGCCAAAAACAAGCGTTCAGCGATCAAGGTTATCGCTAGAAGAGTTTAAATACGCCTTGGAGCACACAAATGACAAATATAGGCATATGTTTCTACTAGCGGTCCTTACAGCTCAGCGCATTAGCGATATTATCAATATGAAGTGGGATGATATAAAAAATGATAGGCTGTATGTCACCCAAATAAAAACAGGTTCTAAAGTAGCAATACCACTCTCATTAAGACTTGAGCCTATTGGTTATTCTATTAAAGATGTTTTAAATCTCATGAATAGGAACTCAGATAAAATCTGTGGCAATACCACAGCAAAAACATTAAGAGGTAAGTTTATCGAAGCCCTACCTGAGTATTTGGAAAATAAACCAACATTTCATGAAATTAGAAGTTTATCTGCAAGATTATATGAAGAAGAAAAAAGTGCTGAGTTTGCAAAGAAAATACTTGGCCACAAATCTATGAGAATGACAGATAAATACCTTGATGATAGAGGTAATGGCTACGTTGAATTGTGA